TTTGTACGTACGGCTGATTCGCCTGGCATATCACCAGGTGCACCGACTGAATGACCTGCATTATCGTATCCTTCTATATATGACAGACCAGCTGAATCGGAATATAGATCGTCTCTTGTCAGTGCTCTCACCTCTTGGAAGGTTAATGATATGTCTATCTCAGAAGGTGCCGCACCAAGATCTCCGTCATTTGTATGAAATGCATTACCGGTTGCATTGTAATTTGTTGCCATTGTTGTCAGATATGTGTCGATAATACGTGGCATATACTTGTTTGGTAGGCCTCCTGCCATGAATTCGATACGAAATGTAGGTGGATATTCGAGTGTACCGGCTCCTCTGGACTTTGGATACATGTATTTGCGAAAGGCATTCTCTATCTGATGGGCAGTCAATGACTCTTCTTTTGATGTAGGAACAAGCTTAAATGCAAACTCGAATGATCTGACATTGACACCTTCGAATGTCACTGATGTGAATGGGTTTACCACGACTCCGCTTTTTAACTCTGCAGCCTGGGCTACCTTGCTACCACCTTTTTTGAATTGTGCGGTGACGTTTGAAACAATATCAGAAGAATCAGCTGTATTACCGCCTGCAGCTCCGGCATCTGCTGCAGCTCCGACTATCCCTAGTTCTGCAGATCCATAATTCATGCTATCGCTTGATGCCATACCGATTGGAATGAAGAGATGTATATCTGTATATTCTCCCATTTCGCCTCTGACCATTGAAAATGCAATGTGTGGAAAGCCATCTTCAGATACTCTAGACCTAAGAGTCGATGGAAATGTTAATATTGTGTGTGACATATGCCTTTTACCTTTATAAATAGTAATACATTTAATAACTATAGATCTATTTATATGGCTTACAAAGGCAAATACACAGTAAAGAACAAAAAGAAATACGCAGGCGATCCTACCAAGGTGACATATCGGTCATTGTGGGAGCGCAATGCATTCCGTTGGGCAGAGTCTAATCCACAGGTACGTGCATGGAACAGCGAAGAGGTTGTTGTACCATATAAGTGCAAGACAGATAATAAGCTGCATCGCTATTTTGTTGATATGCTCATTGAGATGACCAATGGCGAAGTTATTCTGGTCGAGATTAAGCCTAAGAAGCAGACAACTCCTCCAAAGGCTGCACGTAAGACAAAAAAGCATATCAATGAGGTCACCACATATATCAAGAATACGTCTAAATGGAATGCTGCACAGCAATATGCAGAACATAAGGGTTGGAAGTTTCAAATATGGACTGAAGATACTTTAAAGAATTTAGGTATCAAAGTGTTGAAAGGATAGTATAAATAGTATCATGGCAAGTTTATTCGATACATTACAGGCACAAGCGTTTAGGGCTGGAGTTACTCCTCGTACGAAAGAGTCTCAGAACTGGTTTAGACGTAATGTCAAAAAATTAGGTGACGTTGGCGGTAGGAAAGTACTTAAGGATGATGCATTAGATCCTACGACGAAGCCTAGAGTAGGCGATATGATTATGTATTTCTATGATCCGAAATATAAGGCAACTCTACCATACTATGATAGATTTCCTCTTACGATCATGGTAGAACCTGCAAAGGGTGGATTCTATGGGCTAAATCTGCACTACCTTGCTCCTGGTGTGCGTGCAAGATTCCTTGATGAGCTCATGAAGTTAGCTCCAAAAAATATGAATGACACAACACGTTTGCAAAGAATGAGATATAAAACTTTAACGGGAGTTAGAAAGTATAAAGAGTTCGAACCTTGCTTTAAGCACTATTTGATGGAACATGTCAAATCGAAAATGGTAAGAGTTCCTATGACTGAATGGGAAATTGCAATATTTTTACCCACTGAAGAGTTTAAGAAAGTTAAAGCCGAATCAGTGTGGAGATACTCAAGGAAACAATACGCAAGATGAATAGCATAGACAACTTAAAGTCAACAATTTCTAAGAAAGGCGGCCTTGCAATGCAGAACCGCTTTCAAATATTCTTTACTCCTCCAACAGCAAACAGTCTTAAATCCCTAGTCAATAAAGACCCTAAGGCTTTGGTTGGAGATATTGCAAAGAATGCAATATCTGGCGGTTCGTTAAAGAATATGATTCCAGATCCTCGTGATATATCAATATTGTGTGAATCAGTGCAGCTTCCTGGTAGGCAAATAACTACAATAGATTATACTGCAGATAGACAGACAATTAAGATTCCATATGGTATAATCAACGAAGATGTAACTATGTCATTTCTGCTCACCAATGATTTTTATATAAAGAAGCTATTTGATAGTTGGATGTCGGGTATAGTTGATGTCGAAAAATATAGAGTGGGCTACAAGAAAGATTTTACAACTGATATAGTTATACAACAACTAAATCAACAGAATATTCCAGTATATGGAGTAAGATTAGAGGGTGCATTCCCTATCACTGTTAACGCAGTAAATTTGGATAGCAATGCTGAAAATACTATCCAAAAAATGAGTGTGACATTGAGTTACGAAAACTATGTACCAGAAGATATAGTAGACACTATTAAATCTACTGCTGGTGTCATAGGTGCAACGATTGGTATTTAATATAATAGGAGAATATAATGGCATTACCAAAGCTGGAGACATCACGATTTGAGAGCGTGATTCCTTCTACAGGACAAAGGGTTTCTTACAGACCTTATCTTGTTAAAGAAGAAAAAATATTAATGATGGCTATGGAGACAAGCGATCAAAAACAAATTGTAAGAGCAACAAAGGATATTATTAAGTCATGTGTGTTTGATGATATTGACGTAAATAGCTTAGCAGTATTTGATGTAGAACACTTGTTTTTAGAGCTACGATCTAAATCAGTAGGTGAATCTATAGACTTAAAGATCAAATGCGAACATTGTGAAGCTTTAAACGAACAAAATGTTGATTTTAGTGAAATTAACGTTGATGTACCAGAATCAAATAATATTATCATGCTAACTGATGATATTGGATTGACTATGAGATATCCATCATTTGATGATGTAAGTAAACTCGATGGAGATGATCAAGAGTCTATAGAGACTGCTTTTAATATCATACAGACTTGCATTGAAAATATATTTAATGAAGATGACGTGTGGTTGGCAAAAGATGAAGGGCCAAAGAAGATGAAAGAATTTGTAGAGTCAATGACATCTTCACAGTTTGTTATGATACAAGAATTCTTTGAGAAAATGCCAGCTTTAAAGGCTGAGATTAAATTCGAATGTGTATCATGTGGTGAGCATAATACAACAGAATTAAAGGGTCTGCAAAGTTTTTTTACATAGGCCTCTCTCACGATAGTTTAGTCAATCATTATAAGACTAACTTTGCGATGATGCAGCATCATCAGTATAGTTTGACTGAACTAGATAATATGTTGCCGTGGGAGAGGGAGATATATGTTGCTCTCCTACAGGAGTGGATTAAAGAAGAAAACGATAGAATTAAGAAGGAAACAAGGAAATGACAGAAGAGATCGATGATAAATTAGACCACCCTGCCGATACCAACGGTGATGGTAAAGTATCTGACGACGAGCATGCGATGTACGTAGAAGCTAAGAGAAAAGAGCTTGACGATCAGGATGCTATGCGAGATGCACAACGGAAAATGACATGGTTTGCATTAGGCGGATTATTGTTATATCCTGGAGCAGTCGTAATTGCATCTTTAGTCGGACTTGACGAGGCGATGAAGACTTTAGGTAGTATGGCACCAACATACTTTGTTGCCGTTGCCGGTATTGTAGCAGCCTTCTTTGGTACACAGAACTTTGGTAAAAAATAGGAATATACCATGGCAAAAGATAACGTAGAACAACAAAATGAAGAGAGAAATGTTAAGCTTGATGAGATGCTAAAAACTTTGCAAAAGGCAAAGGAAGAAGAGCAAGAGTCACAGCAAAGGCTAGAAGCTTCAGATAAGTTAAATTATGCCTTACAGGAAAGAGGCAATGAATTAAACTTTGCACAAGCAAATGCTATAAATGAGTTATTGGATAGCATGAATAGTGAAGGCCAAGATGCAGAACA